CGAGCAAACTCCGCAGCGGCAGCAGCGATGGCATCCTTCGGCGATGCTCCTGGCGCCGGCACCACCGGCGCCGGCTTCTGCGCCAGCTGCAGGTTGTCGTCGGGGTCTTTCGGGTCGGCCAGCGGAATGTTCAACTCCTTCGCCATGCCCTTCTTGCTCACCGGCAGGCCCGAGCGCAGCGCGACCTCGTAGGTTTCCGCGCGTTCCTTGCGGACCTCCGACTCCTCGACGAACTCACTCTTCGGCGCCTTCGCACCCGGCACGTTCCAGCGCGTGATCTGCTCCCACAGCAAGTCCAGCGTATGCGCGATGATTTCGCGGTCGCCCTCCTGCACGTCACCCTGACGCGCACGATGCGTCTCGCTGGCCGCGCGTGCGCCGCCGTTGACCTGCTCGGTGGCCAGCGTCTGGCTGGTCAGCGCCTTGCTCATCTCCGCATTGCAGAGCTGGATCAGTTCATGCGGCGCCAGCTTGCCGCCGCTGTTCGCGCCTTTCGCCTCCATCAGCTCGATCGAGGCATCGTCTGGCAGCGCCACATAGCCCGCCTCGATCAGCGCCTCCAGCGCCTCCTCGATCACGCGGATCACCGAATCGTCGGTCCCGCGCGGGTACTTGCCGACCGGAACCGGCAAGCCGTGGCGCTGGCAGAACTTCACGAACGGCGGGAAGCCGCCGCTGTGCTTGAAGACATAAGGCCAGTAGCACGCCGAGAAAAGCGCCTCGCCGTAGGGCTGGTCAAAGCTAGGCATGTGGCGCGCTACCAGCAGCAGCGACTGGTCCGCCTCCACGCCGTCGATCATGTTCTCGCGCGTGATCACGCGAATCGATTCACCGCCCGGCTCAAAGCGGAATCGCCGCATCGGGCGGTCCACCAGCTTCTGCGGCAGGATCAGATCGCCGAACCGGCCCGGCACGATCTCATGCACCGAGAAGCCCTGGAACACGGCCAAGCCCATATTCCAGAACACGTCCAGCCACAGGTAGTTCGGTGCTGGCCGGGAGTTCGCCAGGTAGTTCTGGCAGATCTCGAAAGCCTTCTTGCTGGCGCGGTCCTCGCCACCGGCCACCAGCTGGTGCTCGAAGCGCAGCAGGCCGGCGCGCACCGAGCGCAGCTCACCCTTGACGTGAGCATCCGACGCGATCGCGCGGAACACATCCTCGCCCGAGCTGTTGCGCCGAATGATCGGGTCCGGATTCGGCAGCGTCTTCAAACCCGCATAAAAGCGCGGATCGCTGCTCCAGCCCGCAATCTCCGCAGGCCGTGGCACGCGCCTCAGCCGGTCAGCCTGACTAATATCCATCGTGGTAGCCCCTGAAATTGATTGCGCCGCGGCGCTTGCCGATGCGGATGCCGTCCGCCACCGAGATCAGCCCGCGCGTCGCGGCCTGCCACAGCATCTCCAGCGCGTCCGGACCGTCGTCGTGATCAGCCTGTGGCCAGTATTCGAGCTGCTGGTTCAGCGTCTTGTGGTTGCGGTGGAACAGGATCAGCCCGTTCGTCACATGAGGCTCCAGGCTCTCTATGCGCAGATCCTTGTCACCGCCATGAAAGCCCCGAGCAGGCACCGGTACTTTCGCCTTGGCGGAGTCCTTCACGAGCTGCAACCGGAAGAACTCCTGGAACGCCACGTCCTCGATCATCCACAGCAGGCAGCGCCACTCCTTCTGCAGCCGGATGATGTCGCCGATCTGCTTGTCCGGCGTGCGCCGCGCGACGATCGCCTCGACCACATGCAGCTTGCCCAGCTCGCGGCAATAGCCGCCCACCAGCGTCGCCGCCGGATCGCCGCGCCGGCCCTTCTTGCCCATGCTCGGGTCATGCGCGCCGAACATCAGCCAGGTGCGAACGACGTGGACATAGAACTGAAGCGCACCGGAGAACGGGCAGCCCTCCGCGGCCAGCGGGTTGTGCTGGTGCTCGGTCTCGAACGCCTTGTGATCTTCGGCGCGCTTCTTCATTAGCACCAACAAGCCGCGGACCTCCGGCCAGCTGACGATCGCACCCGCATCCATGTCCGCCCGGTTGCGCCGATAGAACGCCTCGGCCTCGTCCAGGCTGTCGTTCAGCAGGATCTCCTCGAACCGATCCCACAGGTCCATCCGATCCGGCCACTGGATGATCGACGGGAAGACGTGCGAGGTCGCCTTCCACAGCGGATTTTTGAGCGTCCGCGACAGCACTGAATCGATGTGCAGGATCGTCCCGACGTACAGCGTGATCATGCTGCCGTCCGGCGGCCCGAGGTTAGCGATCGACTTGCGCAGCAGATCCTCGCGCTTGTCCCGCCACTCCTTGGACTTCACGTTCTCGTCGTTCTCGAAATCGTCGATGAAAACGTGATCGGGGCGGTAGGCCCCGAAGCGACGGCCACGGATGCGCTTGCTCGCGCCGACCGCCTCGATCATCTGGCGCGTGGCCGTGATGATCTTGGTCGTGCGCCACATTGGCCCGCGCCCGCTGATCTCCGGGAAGTCCTGGCGCAGCCGCGGGTTGACCTCCAGCTCAGCCTTGATCGCGTCCAGCATCATCTCGGCCTGTTCCTTGGCGTCCATCACCAGGAGCGAGTAGCGCGTGTAGCCATTCACGACCAGCCACAGCGCATGGAGCTGCACCAGTAGCGTCGATTTGCCCTCGCCGCGAGGCCCAACCTCCGCAGCATTCGCGCCTGGCTTCAGCATCATCGCCGGCACCAGCCGGTAGCAATGCTGCTGGAACTGCGACGGCGCCTTGCTCGCATCCACGAAGTGCGGGAAGTAGGTCTCGCAGAAGAACCGGAAGTCCCAGCGTGCCCGCGCCCGGCGCCTGATCGACGCCGCGGGATTCACCTCGAAGCCCGAGACCGTCGCCTCGATCAGCGCCCGCTGCTCCTCGCCGAGCTGGGCCAGCTCCAGTAGGAACTTCTTGCGCGTGAGCTTGCGGAACTCGATGGGCTTCATTCGTCGCGCGCCAACGGCACTAGGAAATAGCAACAGCGAACTTCGCTGATGCCGGCATCGGAGTAGTGCGGATCGTGCGCCAGCTCGCCGCGGCTGTAGATAACCGCATGCTGTACACCACGCGGGCTGGGGCCGGTGGCAATGTAGAACTCTGGCAGCTGCTCGGGATCGTGCTGCGCCTTGAGCCCAAGGGTTAGATCGAACATGCGGGCCAGCCATTCCTCAGCGCGTTCTTGCCACACGCCAGCCCCACGGCCGAACATTTCCTCGAAGGGAGGAACCATCCACAGCGGCAGATCGAGCAGAGACGCCAAGCAAGCCGCAAAGCAGTTGCCGTTGCCGATGCCGTCGCCCTGGTAAAGCTTGGTTTGACGCACCGGAGTCATCAGCCGAACTCCACCGCCAGCTGCTCGCCGAACAGCTCGATGATCTCCATCAGCGCGCCCTGGTGCTGCGGGAAGCGCTCGGCGGTGAACCTGGCGAGCGAGCGCATCACGTCCATCGCCCAGCCCAGCTTCGCGATGGCAGGATCGACTGCGCCGCTGGCCTTCACGGTCTTGGCATAGGCATCGGAGAGCCGGCTGATCGCCTCGGCCTTATCGACCGCATCCAGCTTGTCGCCGCGGATCGCTTCGATCGTGGACTTGAAGAGCGGGACGAACTCCTCCAGCACGACGCGCGTGAGTTCGCGGACGCCGCCGTCGCCGACCTCCTCGGCCTGTCGCGCCCGCTCCCAATCGTCGCCCACGCGCAGCGCTTCGGACTTCCAGGCGCGGCCGGTCGAGTAGGAGACGCCGGCCAGCTGGCAGGCTGCAGACAGCGGCTGCCGGTCCACCACGAACGAGCGGCGGACGGCAGCACGCTTGGCGGAATCGTGCGCCATCAGCTGCTCTTAAAAGCAACCTTGATGAACTCGATCATGGCGGTCACCAGTACGCCCGCGCTGGTGCCGGAGACGATGCCGGTGCGCTTGGCTTCGCCACGCATCGCATCCACCGCGTCCTTCGTGGTGGTCGCGAGCGTGTGCGCATCATTTGCCTTGCGCTCGATCGAGGTAATGCGCGTCTCCTGGCTCTCCAGGCGGCCGCTCAGCGTGCGGTTGAGATCATCGAGGCGGCGGCTGTTGCTGTTGTGCATGTCGTCGATGCGACGATTCATGGCCTCGTTGTTGGTCTGGATCATCTGCGTGACGCCGTGCAGCAGACCCTTTATCTCGCCGATATCGCGGGCGGTCTCTTCGCTCATAGCCGTTTTCATGGCGGTCTCGCCCGGTGGCATGTGGTGTCTCGTCGGAAGGTGGTTGGGATCACAGCGCCAGACCGAGCGCCGCCAGCAGCAGCAGCAATCGGTTGAACCAGTTCTCGGCCGCGTGTGCCGTGTCCTGTCGCTGCAGTTCGGTCTCGGCTTCGGCCCAATGACTGCCAAGCAGGTTGTATCGCTGCTCCAGCGCCTGCGCATGCTCCAGCAGCACGTCGTAGGCGCCGGACAGCTCCGCGTAGCCGGCGGAACATTCCGCGGCGATGCGGGTATTGGCCTCGCCGATCTCGTCGCGCAGCAGCAGCTGCAGGGCGGCGCTCGGCTCGAACAGCATCGCCTCTCCGCCAGGGGTCGCTGCCAGCTCGGCGCTCGGCCGGGCAGGCAGTGGAGCTGGAGACGGCATCGCCACCGCGGTAGCGGGCGAATGCTCGGAGAAGAACTGCGACTCCGGCGGCTTCACAGCCGACGCGCAGCCGGCCAGGGCCACGATCGCGATCAGCAGGAACGCCACGATCAGCGTCATGAACAGCAGGTGCCCGATATCCCAGGGGCGATACGCTCTACTCACGGTTCCACCTCTTAATGGTTGCGGCCACGGTCGTATGGCCCACGGCTTCGAGACCCTCAACGATCTCGTCCACTTCAGCCCGCGCCTGGTTCGCCGCGGTGGCGTGCTGGTCGATCCGCTTCATCGTCGCGGCCTGCGCACGGATCTCGTCGCGCGCCTGCTCGGGTGTTAGCCCCGGCGCAGCACTGATATCTCGCCTGCGGGCTTCCGCCTGCGCCCGCGCTCGCTCGCGGCGTGCCGCGAAGATCGACGCAGCACAGATCGCCAGCACGGCCAGCAGCCACAGGCGAGTGCGCAGCCAGGCCGCCGCCGCTTTCAGCCGCGCGATCACTTCGGATCTCCGCTGCGCGCCGCCGGCTGATCCACCAGCCGGCCCAGCACGCCCAGCACCAGCAGCACCATCGTGATCGCCTGCGCCGCCGTCGCCGGCAGCATCGCCCGCAGATCGTCCGGCACTGCCAGCCACGCGCCCTGAAACGCCAGCGCGAGGGCCATTGCGTGGATGCAGAACCAGCGCCAGCACTGACGCCAATCGGGGACGAGGTGGAGCTTCATCGCAAGCCTCAGAACGTGGTCGGCTTGGCAACAGCGCGAACCGCCGCCATGAAGCCCTGCTGCAGGTTGGTCTTGGCGATTGAGACCCAGCGGAGATCCACGCCGGGGATGTTCTGCAAATCCTCGATCAGCTGGCCGACTTCCTCGGCCTTGACCTTGACCTTGTTCATCGCGTCGATCTCGGCCGGCGTCAGATCGCGATAGCCCTTGATGTGCTGGTGCTGGTTGTCCATCGATCACTCCAGGAGGTGGGCCGCCAGCGGCTCCATGCCGCCCGCGCGCCAGGAAGAAACGTCGAAGCCGGGGCAGGTCTTGAGCCACTCGTGGCGCTCAACAACGCCATCACCGTCGAGGTCCGGCGACAGGTCGCGGTGGCCCTTGATGGCGGCCAGCGGATAGCGCTGGGAAAGGCCTTCAATCAGCTTTTTCAGCGAGGCCCACTGCTCGCGCGAATAGCGATCGGTGCCGACCATGCAGACGCCGATGCTGTTGGCGTTGTTGCCCGCGATATGTGCACCAGGCTCTCGCTCCCCGCGGCCGATGCGCACGGAGCCATCGGCATAGATCACGTAGTGATAGCCGATGTGCTTCAGGGTGGGTTCGTTGACGCCGATCAGCCGCGGATCGCGGCGAAACTTCCGCGCCTTGTGCCAGCCGTCGATGTCTTCGGACGTGACGCGCCGGCCGTTCGGCGTGGCGGAGCAATGGATGGCGATGAGGTTGACCGTTCTCATGCCGCGCAGCTTCGCGCGCGCGGGGGATCAGGTCAGGAGGTGAATTAGTTCACCCTGATGTTTCCGGCTTAAGCGCGCCCACACTCTCGGCAAAATCAACGCGCCTTTTCATCTCAGTCTCGAGGAACTTCGGTTCACGCGCCATTAGGACATCTAGACAGGAAATCTGGAGCGCGCGCAGGTCACATTCTTTCCGCACCGCCCGGAGTTGATGCAAGACCGTTAGCCCAGAGAGCCAAATCATCATCTTCGGAATTTCCAACGCCCAGCCGTGCACCTTAGCCGTATCGTCCGGGTCATTCTTCACATGCAGGAACGGTCCGGAGATGCCAACGGAAAACTTCTTGAGTTGGCTTCTATCCATCAACGCAAGTAATGCCTTTAGGTTTACGCCGACATTTTCCGGATTGTGCGCGAAGTCGTTGCGCATCTCGGATAGCTGAGCAAGGTACTTAGCCTGCTCAGTTGTTATTACCTTTAGTCGCTTCGCAAACGCGATTTTCCCAGTATGAACCCTGCCCATCTCTAGTCGGCTGAACGTGTCCAGAAGATCAGGTTCATTAAGACGCACCGCTAGGATTGAAGCCAACGCTGTTTCAAAGATGGCGTGAAGCTGGATGACAAAGGACCAGTCACCCTCGTTCAGTATCTTCAAGAATAATCCTGCAGGAAGATGCATCGCCTTTTCGAGATCAGGCATTGAAGCTGCGAGTACTGCCAAGCGCTTATTAACTTCTAGTGATGCGCCTACCATCTCAAAGGATGGCATTTCTTCTGGAGGCTTTTCCGAAGTTGATTCCACTTCGATCCTCGTCAATTCCAGTAACTGAAGCCGGCTTTAATCCGAGGCAAAGCTGGCGCGGGATACTCTTGTGTCAGCACGCTCCTGGCCTGCCTATCGACAACTTGAGAATCCGCGTGCAGCCAGTGGGCGAAATAGACGCGGAATCCAGGGTGATCATCGCCTACGCGAAGCCTATCCTCCAGGGATCGATAGTAGTGAGCGTAGGCAATTAACCCCACACCGACGATCCGATCCTCAAGCTTCTTGGAACCACGCAGCCGATGACCTTCAGCCTTGATGTCCTCGCGGACTGGTCGATTCGGCCCGGTGAAGTTCACCGGCTTTCGTCGTGACAGCAACTCCTTGGCACTGAACTCTTGCCGAGGAAGGTCCCAGTTCCGTGAGACCAGGATGTCGGTCAGGCGGGATTCCAGTTCGTCGGCTGTCATCCGGTGACCTTCATTCAACCACCACGTGTGGATACATCTCCGTTGCCGAGATGAAAGCAGCGCGTGGATTCTTCAGAGCCTCCAAGCAAAGCGCACGATCTTCCTGGATGAACTGGCGTCGCTTGGCCGCCAGGGGCCCATCCCCGCGGCCCTGGCGGGCCTCCTGCGCGATTCCTAGAGTGTTGTTGGCAAGTTCTGCGCAGCCTGACATCGGAGCTTTCATCAAATCGGAGACGGGCAACCTCTGCCAGCGGCGGAACGCCTCCCACAGCGGTCCCTCAACGCTATCGCGTCCATGTCCTTTGCTCATGAGACTTTGCGCCGTGTCGGCAGCCTTCAGTTGGGCGCGAGCCTCCGCGACCACCTGATCTTGCATAGCCTTCGTCCAGATGATCTTCGTCGCGGGTGGGGCTGCGGAGATCGTTGGGGCGATCGACACTAGAAGCAACGAGAGCATCCCGCGGCAAGACGCGATCACCGATCCCGCCCCTGCCGCACCACACGCCCAACAATCTCGTACTCGCCGGACTCGAACGCCTCCGGCTCGATTTCGAACGGCGGGAATGCCGTGCCGTTTTCGCTGACCACCTGGATGCGGTTGCCCGGCAGCTTCTGTAGGTACTTCACGATCAGATCCTCGCCCTGGCGCAGCACGTAGATCGAGCCGCCCTGCAGCTCATTCTCGGAGTGATTGACCAGCACCGTATCGCCGGCCCGCAGCTCGGGGTGCATCGAGTCGCCTGAGACGGTCACCTCGCTGAGCTGCGCTTCCAGCAGCCCCTTCTTCGCCAGCCATTCGCGGCGGTAGGCGTTGAAGCCGATCACGTTCTCGGCCTGCACCGCCTCACCGAGGCCGCCGCGCACACGCACATTCAGGACCGGAATCCAGCGGTAGTCATCGGGCGAGACCCAATGCTCCAGACCGGCAACATCGACACGGATACGCGATGCCTGCCCGGAGACAACGTAATCGGTTACGCGCTCGGCGAATCCGGTGGCAGCGTTCATCGCCACGTCGTAGTCAGCGCGCTTGCGCAGCCCTTGCCCGGTCAGCAGCCAGTCGGCGCCGACGCCTTCGCGCAGCAGGACAGCCAAAAAGAACTCGGCGTCCGGAAGGCGCTCGCCGCTCTCATAGCGCCGCACGCTGCTGACGCTCACTCCCAGGTGGTCGGCGAATTCCTGCTGGCTACGTGAGCCGCGCACGCCGCGAACCCGCTCCCCGACCGCCAATCCGATGTCATCCATAAATCGTTCCGAACGGGACTTGACGCCCGCTCCATTTGGGACTAATGTCCGTCCGAGTGGAACTAATTACATTCCAAACGGAACACATGCACTACGCAGATATCAACGCAGCGCTCCATAAGGCACGAAAGCCACCCGCCCAATTGGCGCGGGAACTGGAAGTCCCGCGTAGCAACGTGAGCATGGTGATCCACGGCAAGGCCAAGAGCCGCCGCATCGCCAATCGCATTGCCAAGATCACCGGCCTGTCGGTCGATGAACTCTGGCCGGGCAAGTACAGCCGCGCTTCCAAGTCCTCCCAGCCTTCCAGGCGCGATCGCGTCCGGAAGGTGGCGTAACTGTACGCCGAGCATTAATTCATGTCGCCGGCTAAATCCAAGCGGATTTTCTCCAGCAACCAGGCGGATCTGTTCCCTGGCCTGGACGAGCCGCCGGTAGTGCTGCGCCCGAACGCGCCGGACCTGACTATCGCCGCCGAGTTCATCGGCGCGGTGGACGCGGCGATGCGCCGCGCCAAGGGGCGGCAGATCACAAGGGCGCGCATCGCCGACCGCATGAACCTCGCGCTGTCCGGCATCAAGAAGCCGATCACCGAGCGCATGGTCAACAGCTGGATGGCGGACTCCAAGGAGTTCCACCGCATGCCGGCTGAATACCTGCCGGCGTTCTGCTGGGCCGTCGAAGACGACAGCCCGGTGGAGGTGATCGTCCGCTCGCTCGGCAACGCGATGGTCGATGCCCGCGAAGTCGCCGCCAAGCAGCTCGGCGAGGCCACCGTCGAGATCGCCTCGCTGAAGCGGCTGGTCGCCGACCTCACCCGGAGGCTGCGCTGATGCGCCGCGCCCCCAAGCCCAATCCCCGCGCGGCCCTCAAGTGCCGGCTGCGCCGCGCCTTCCTGCTTTGCACGCGCCCCGGCGTCGATCCGCTCGACGCCGAGTGCCTCTGTCACCAGCTCCTCCAGCCAGCCCCGATCGGCTGGTTGCCAACTCCCCGGCCGCGACGGTGGCCGGGGCTTTTTAAGCCATTCAAACCCGTTTCGAGAGGACCATGACAACTACAGCAACCGCCAAGAAACCATCGGTTCAAGGTGTCCACGCGCGTGGACACGGCGAGAATAATTCTCATCTGGACTT